CTTCTAAAATCACAATCAGTTGAGTTAGCATCAACTCAAGATTATGTATTCGTCTATATAGATTTTTATGTTTCTGCGTTTTCATTTTACCTTTCCTCTTTCCAATTGTAGGTATTCGTTGCCTCAGCCGTTAGCTGTAAACCATTCTTCAAAATTCATACTTCATTTCCTATACTATGGGGTCCACAGTTCTTTCTGTGCTTGCACAAGCTCAAGCCTTGTTCTTTCAATTCGCCTTTTGAGATCTGGCAGCGTGATTGTTTTGTCTTTGTAAGGGTTGGGAAATGGAAGGAACATTCTTGAAACAGCATTCCTGAAGTTTTTCATTGCTTTTGTAACCTTGTCTGCTTCAAACCCTTTTATGCTATTTGCAAACAATATAAGGGACTCTGCTGTTTGCCGGTTAGCAGGTTCAAAATCCTCCCGCTTTGCATCCACATCAAACTCAACATCCCCTTCAATGTCCATTCTTACACTGGCAGGACGATCCCCTGCACTAATATCAAAAATCAACCTTGTGCAGTTTGTAATCGGGTGTCCGTCAATTGTGATTTCAGTGTTGGGTGATGTTCCATCTGATTTTATTTTTAGCATTTATCACTCCAGTGTAAGGTATTAAAAAGTTTACAGCAGCCAATTCAGATTATATTCTTGCACAATTCTAGTGCTTGCGCTTCACTGAATCCTTCTGCAAGATGGGCTTCATAGCTTGTTTTCCTGAGCTTGGCTAGCAACAATGAGTGTTCAATTAAGGCTGGCAGATTTCTTTTAATATTTTCAACAGCGACCTTTGATTCATTCAGAGGCTGTTTGTCTGCTATTTTCACTATTTTGTCTGTCATGGTCTTCCCCCAATCAAATCCTAGTCTTCTTTGACAGCACTATACCAGTTGCCCCTCTCGGGACACAAGTAATTTCCCCACCATTGTCCAGGAACGATTCGGTGTGGCTCGCTATCTCTTCGCGCAAAACAGCCTTATCTTGCTTTTGCTCTCGCTGCTCTTTTGTACCGTATTCCATTCTAACTTTTGACATTTGTACTCTCCCTTTTAATTAACATGGCAGCGTGCCATTTAGCATTCTTGATTTCATCCTGCGCTTTACAATAGTCGCAGTTTGACTTGGCGTAGTGAGAATGTCTTTGCTCCTGTTGATGCTCAATGCACAGATTGAGGTGAGATAGTCGGGTTTTACGTTCTGCCTCTTCTTTCTCATGTCTGATCTTTTTTACTACCTCTTCCAGTTCGCCTGTGTATGTAAAAATTAGCTTTATCCGCGTGAGTATATTCATTTGTCTATCCTCATACGCTAATTTTCCCTAGTTTAGCCAACTCACTGCGTATCCCTCTTCTCAAATAAACCTCAATATCTTCGTAGATACATCCATCTTCATCAGCGTATTCACGCATATCATCCTCAGAGTTCCATACATCAATACCAATAAACTTAACTATCTGGCAAAACCCGTTAGATATAACAGTGACGTTAAAATATTCACATCCTGTTTGTTCGAATATATCTTGCTCTATCGAGCAAACAGCATTCTCTATTTCTTTGATCATTTATTTCTCCTTTAATCCCTAGCCATTTATAATGGCTCGCCACATATTGCCATCATCAAAGCTCAAATATGCGTTTTGCTCTGGATGTGTGCAATCTCTTAGCTTCCACCCATAATGATTACCATATTTAACTTGTGCTTTTCGCTCGCCATTCCTCGTCATAACAACAACTAAATCGTCTCCATTGGGTTTTACGTCTTTTGTTTTTTTCCAATCAAGTTTAATGTCGTTACAAGGCTCTTTTTCCGTGAGCGCACCAGCATCCGGCCTGCTTCTAGCATGATCTACTTGCACGAGCGCTACATCGGCGATACTAGAGAGCTCTCTTAACGCTTGTTGTATATTAATAATAAGATGATCCATTTCGTCAATCGTCCTCTGCTGCTGTTGTGCGCACCAGCTTTCGTGCTGAGAACAGTCAGCTGCTCTGCACTCTTTTAAGTCCCCTCTATATTTGCAGTGTTTGCATTGGTCGGTCATAATCCACCTCTATAATTAATAGTCAAGTCGCTCTAATTGTCTGTAGAGCGCGTTATTCGCCTAAACTGTTCATATACTCTATCGCATTAGCTGCCTCCTCCAGCGTCAAAGGGCAGATCTGCAATGGAACGGACAGTATCCATATGAATACCAAAATCACAAGCTAAACATTCCAAATATTCATCTCTAGTTTCATACCCATTTTCTTGATATATTGTTGACATCCTTATACACCCAACCTTAACTTCTGCTCATCTGACAAAGATTTGAAATATTTTTGAGTCCTTACATGGTTCCATTCTGAAAAGGGGAATGCCCTTGAAGGACTTCTTATTTTATCACTTGTTCCAGTTCGGAATTCTTTTGATATTGTAAAACGACCTGCTTTATCAAAAGAGCCAACTTGATACATTTGTGCTTTGTTTAGTGATTTCATTTTATTCCCCTGAGACCTTACCATCAAAGACTAAGTCATCTACTTGGTCTTCTGTTAATCTACTTCGCAGTACCTTAATTGCAATATGGCATCTTTTTTCATCTTCATTTTTGATAAAGATTTGTTCCAACTCACTGGTTGATAGTTGATATAATTCTTTTCTTAATGTTATGAAGTTTGCCATCTTCTTTTCCTTGGTGTTTATTAACTGTATAACCACAGTATACACCCATCCCATTGGATTGCAAGTGCAGGCGTATTATTTTTATAACTTATATTAATAGGTCTAAATTAGTCACGGTGTCATAAACTATATTTGCTAATTTCACACAACACCCACCGAACCCAAACACCCACCGACACCCTCTCATGCTAATACCCCCTGTTATCATACCTAGGTCTTTGGGGTATTGAGCGATAATTCGTACAACTATTAGATTCAATTTAATATTTTTGACGATAGCAAGCAACCCAGCAGCAGCGCTACAAGCTTACCTTACCTTACTATACTACTATATTATTATATTTGTTCCCATAGTAAACAGTTATATGTATATAGGGTGGGGGTATGTTAGGGGTACACCCTATATTGTTTTTTATAATAAGTAGTATTTAGAGTATCTATGGTATATATGGTAGTAACTACCCCATAGGGTATATATAATAAATAGTATGATATGTAGCAAAACGCATATAGTGAGGGTAATTTAGCTATTATACGTTAAACCCTGCACAACTTGCTTACCCTCACAGGGTGTAGTACAATTCCAACTTTATAACAAAGAGGTTCTAACAATGGCTAGACTAATAAATAAGAAATTCACGGATGTTCCAATGTATGGTCGGTATAAGTTACGGAGTACACAAAAGGGATTTTACATAAAACGATCAAAAAACCCTGTCTTTAAAGAGGGCAAGAAAACTATCACCACCTACCCTCATACAATCGTTTTAGTGGAGGCTTCAGATGTACTATAAAAATGCAGTAAAAGAGATCGCAAAAGAGGGTTTATATTTATCAGCTGACTTTTATAGAATGATTGGTGCTAAGTCAATTGCTCTTGGGTTACAAGATAAAGCCCCTTACATATTAGCTGACATAGCTAATCACGGATCTGAACATGCGAAATCACTTCTCCAGGATTGTATTGAAAAAGGGATTGTTTCGGTGGCTCATGAGGACTGCCATACTTTCTATGACATCGTAATGGAGGAGGAAATACACGGACTTCCTTATCAGTTTAAATCTCATGTTGCTATGCAGATAGCATATCCTGAACGCTACTGGCAGTTTTATCATAATGAACACGTGTGGTCATACTCGCATCCTAAAATGCAATATTTACTGGAGCTCTGCTTTAAGTGTCTCACAGACAGTACAGATTGTTCTGATTTTGATGGTGAACAAGAAATAACAGAGGAGGGTGTTAAACCTGTAGAAAAAGTCAAAACAGGTCACAATGAATGGATATTGGCTTGCCAGCATTATAAAAAAGCAACTGCCGATGCTTGGGTGGCTTATATTGAGGCGTGTACTGCGCGGAAAAATAATACTGTTGCCTTGGACGAATGGTTAGCAAGTGAGATATCCCCACTTCAGAAACAAATAAAAGAACTGAAAGCAATGCACGTTGAAAAATTGCAAGGGTTAACAAATAAAGTTCAAGAAACCCACACCGCACACAGCAAATTGAAAGCAATTGGGAAGCCTTTAAAAAGTCAATTTACATAGGTTGTAATATTTAAACGGGCACCGTATAATAACCAACTTACTAAATAATTAACTTATTAATGTCAAATAGGGTTTAAACATGACTCAGGAAATACCCGAAACATCACAAAGCAGGTTTGATGAAAAGTACATCACTTGTTATGAAATACAAGAAAAATTAAAAGTTAATCGTTCCAATGTATTATATGCCAGAAGGCGTGGAATGCTCCCTGATCCAGTTAGAGTTCTTGGTGTCGGTTGTTTCATTTGGGAGCGTAAGGCAGTCACACCCTTTTTAAATGCTTGGAAAATTAGCTTGTCTTGTAAAAAGGGAAGGCAAGGATGACTTGTTTGGCAAGCGTGAAGTATTGGCGCTTGCCGGACGAGATGCAACAACGGGCACAGTGGTGTTTAGCTGGGCCGGATAAAGCGCCTTGTCTTGCAGGCCCCGAAGGTCTGTATCATGCTAGTCCTGTAAAAGGCCCCTGGCTTGATTTTGAAACTGCTTGTATTTATGCCAAGCAGTACAATACTAAAATAGGATTTATAATAACTGAAAATGATCCCTATACTTGCATCGATATGGATGTTAAGGATATTGAGAGTAAAAATAAAGCGGGTGAGTTGGTTGTAACTGCACAACGTAGCACAATTCAAAGCTTGGGTTTTTATTCAGGGATTGTAGAGTTCGCTCAAAGCTACACAGAACTCAGTGCATCTGGAAAAGGACTGCATGTCTGGGTCAAGGGTGATATTGGTGCTGGTCGCAGAGGGAAAGGGATTGAAATCTATTCCAAAGAGCGATTTATAATATGTACCGGCGATACTGTTTCAGCTGTCAGTTACCACATATTAAATGGGGTCGCTATTGCCTATCGTAAGAAAATTGAACAGGTTCCAATTGAGGATGGCTCACTTCTACTTGCTAACTTAGTAAAAGACTTAACTACTGTTGGTAGTGCCATTGAGCTTGTCGAAACCGAAGCTAGTATGTCGGATGAAGAAATTTGGCAGAAAGCAATGGTCGCAACCAACTCGGATAAGTTTAAAAATTTATGTGGTGGAATGTGGCAGCAATACGGATTCCCGAGTCAATCTGAGGCTGATTTAGCATTACTGTCCATGTTTACATTTTACACAAAATCAAATGACCAGTGTCGGAGAATGTTTCGTGCTACTAAATTAGGCGAGAGAGATAAAGCTATTTGCAATGATGTATATTTAGACCGGACGTTGAGAATTATCAGATCTAGACAAGCTAATGAAAAAGCCAGCACAGAACACGGTCAAATGCTTGCTCAGGGGTTGCTGAATAATATGCAAACAACAACAAAAGTCAATCCAAAAATAGCAGATTATGTAATGCACTTAAATCAAGCACAGCATACTGAGCCAAAACCAAACATTGTTGACTATAAACCTCCGGAAGTGGATGGGTTAGAATGGCCTCCTGGATTGGTTGGTGCAATAGCTGGGTATATTTATCAGAGCGCCCCGAGACCCGTTAAAGAAGTTGCTATTGTAGCCGCTTTGGGCCTTGTGTCGGGTATTGCTGGCAAAGCCTACAACATTGGGCAAACAGGTCTGAACCTTTATATCATTCTTATAGCAAGGAGCGCAATAGGAAAAGAAGCCATGCACAGTGGTATCGGGCACATTTTACGGAGCCCATGTGGTCACGCGCTCAACCCTTTTGTAGATTTCACAGATTATGCGTCAGGCCCTGCCCTCACAAAAGCCATGGAATCAAGATCCTGTTTTGTCAATGTGTCGGGTGAGTGGGGTCGTAAATTACAGCGCATGGCAGATGATAAACGTGACGGGCCTATGCAGCAATTGAGAACAGTGATGACTAATTTGTACCAGAAATCAGGAGCAGCATCTGTGATGGGGGGGCTGGGTTATTCAAATAAAGATCAAAATGTCAAATCGGTTAATGCAGTTGCTTACAGTATGATTGGCGAAACTACCCCCGGCACGTTTTATGATTCACTAACCCCAACAATGATGGAAGATGGGTTTTTATCAAGGTTCAATATTATTGAATATTTGGGTGAACGCCCTAAAGAAAATAAAAATCAGTTGGTGCAGGTTCCACAACAGATTTCAGACGCTTTAGCAGAAATCGCCAGTCACTGTATTGGGGTAATAAGTGGCCCTACAACAACAGCAATCCAAATAAAATTTTGCCAAGAATCAAAAGAACTTTTTAATGATTTCAATGATTATTGTGATGGGAAAATTAATGAAGCTGGTGGGGATGAATCAATTAGGCAAATTTGGAACAGGGCGCATTTAAAAGCGTCTAGGGTGGCAGCTATCTTAGCTGCCGCAGATAACCATTTGCAACCAGAAGTAAATATCACTCATAGTAAATGGGCATTGGAGTTAATTAAAGCGGACGCCTTTTCAATGCTGAGTAGAATTCAAGGGGGTGATATTGGTATTGACGACACTTCCAGATTCAAAAAGTTGCAGGCTATCCTTGGCGATTATCTTAGAGGTAAAATACCAAAAAGTCATAAAATAAATTCACAAATGATAAAAGAAGGGGTTGTACCCCGTAAATTTTTACAGGCTCGAAGTTGTCAGATACGCTGCTTCAGGAATTACAGACTGGGAGCGACTCTTGCCCTAGATCATACTGTTAAAACAGCCATTGACAGTGGTTATATGATTGAAATTGGCAAAGAGGAGGCTATTAAAAGTTTCGGGTATCATGGTCGCGCGTTTAGAGTATTGGAAATTGGGGAATTCTAGGAGTGTTTTTATTTGCATACTTCCCTACCGTTTGTTAACATACAGTAACTTAAATTAAAGGCTTTAAATATGAACTATAGTCAAATGGTTTCACAGTTAGCAAAACCGGGCAGCGAGATCCTAGAATCACTTACCCCTTTAAATGCTCACCTCATTCATATGTCAATGGGTATTTGCGGTGAAGTCGCTGAATTGATTGAGGCAAATGTTCTAAAGTATATTATTGAAGAACTTGGTGATGTTGAATTCTATTTTGAAGGTATGTGTCAAGGGCTTGATATAGAATTACCATCTACAGTATTGACACTTGACGAAATTTCAAAAACAGACTGCGGTATAAATTTTAAAGAAGATGTTGTAGTAAAAGCGGGCTCCATACTTGACACGACGAAAAAACTCACAATTTATGGAAATAAAAATAAACTTCATGAATTGTTGAGTCACATGAAGGATTTCAGAAATATGTTAGATTTATTTTATGGTATAAGTAATATAAGTCGCTCACATGTCCTTGCCGCTAATATGAAAAAGTTAGGTAAACGCTATCAGGGGTTTGAATATTCAGATAGCAGCGCAATAGCAAGAGTTGACAAATCTAAGGAGATTTCTAATGGTTGAATTACCCGAAAATAATGTAAGTATTGAAGATTTGATAAAGTGGGATGAAATATCAAAAGAGCTTAAACGTCTGAAAGTTTGCGAAATAACACTCAGAAAAAAGATATTTGATGGGGCATTCAATAAACCCGTTGAAGGGGTCAATACATACGATCTTGCTAATGGGTATGTGCTCAAAGGAAACTATAAACTTTCCAGAAAAGTTGATCAAGGGGCTTTCGATGCTTTACAGAAAGAGCTCCGTGGAAAGAATATTAATCCGGACGGGCTTGTAGATTATAAACCAACAATTGTTATGCGAGCTTATAACAAATTAACAGACGAGGAGATGGATTTATTTGATCAGTGCTTGGTGATTAAACCTGCAACCCCTAGCCTAGAAATAGTGCTACCTAAAACAAATAAAACTTAATATGCGAATCACTATTATTGCAGATGCTTCCTTCTGTCCAACAACAAACCAGGCTGGCTATGCTTTCTGGATTTCATCGGAGAGAGGGAAGCGAGGCGGGGACGGTGTTTTCAAAGGGAGTGTAGTTAATAACATCGCTTCCGAAATGATGGCATTGTTGAACGGGTTGTTCGTTGGCTGTACTAGAAATATTATTCAGAATGGGGATACTGTACTGTTGCAAACCGACTGCCAAGCAGCAATTGACGCTTTTACACTGCACAGAAAAAACATTACAGAGCAGGAAAAGGATCTTGTTAGATGGTTGCGCAGAATACAGGAAGAATTTAATCTTACTATAAACCTAAGGCATGTTAAAGGGCACACTAATGGCAGGAAAGCACGGTATGTTGTGAACGGTATCTGTGATCAAAAAGCAAAAGTAAATATGAGAAAGGCTCGAACTTCCTATTTATTACAAGAAATATTAATTTCCTTAAATGCACCCAGTCGGGAGGTAGTGTGAAACCTTATTTAGCATGTGATGTTGATTTAGACAAGTTACGATATCCCATAATGGGTTTTCCAAAAATAGACGGTGTAAGGGGGCTGAATATTGACAACAGGTTAGTTGCCCGATCTGGTAAACCATTTAAAAATCTATTAAACGGTGAATATTTTAGTAAGGCTATTTTCAATGGTTTTGATGGGGAGATGGTAGTAAATCGAATTACAGGATCCGGTATTTGCAACGAAACTAATAGCGCATTGACCACAATAAAAGGGACTGTGCCTACTTGCTGGTGTCTGTTTGACTATGTTAAAGATGGCTATAACGATAATATTACTTATTTAACTCGCTATAATGAATTGTTACGTCAGGTTCAGCGTTTATACGAATTAGATGAACAATTAACAGAACGCCTATGGGTTATCCCTTTCACCCATATAAAAAATAGGACGGAGTTGGAAGAGTTTGAATTAAAGTGCCTGAATGAGGGTTATGAGGGGGTTATATTAAGAGATCGTTCAGCTAAATATAAATATGGTCGAGGTACTGTGAAAGAAGGTGGATTTTTAAGATTAAAGCGGTTCCTGGATTCAGAAATTATAATCACTCACGTGTTGGAGGGGCAAACAAATAACAATGAGTTGAAACGAAACCCGCATGGGCAGGTTAATAGATCTACAATAGCTGAAAATATGATACGCAACGGTAAAATTGGAACAATATGTGGTAAAACTTTAGAGGATGTTAAATTTCAAGCTAATGTCATTATTAAAAAGGACAGCGATATTGAAATATCTGCCGGTAAAATGACTCATAAAGATAGGGAATATTTTTTTAAAAATCAAGGTGAAATATTAGGAAGAATAGCAAAATATCAGTTCTTTCCAATAGGTATCAAGGACAAGCCCAGGTTCCCTACATTTCAAGGGTTTAGATTAAAAATAGATATGTAAATTATCTTGTATTTCTACAACTGTATATTTATAATTAATTGATTTTAAAGGCAACATTATGCAAATTTTAAATCAAGTGAACAATACCCCACATTCAGAGGGGATTAGAATTGTCATTGCAGGAATGGAGAAAATGGGAAAGACGAGCTTAACCTGTCAAGCACCTGCACCGCTTCTTATTCCGCTTGAAATTGGTTACGCTGGAGTCACTGTTTCAAAGACGCCGATGCTTGAAAGTTTCCAAGCGGTTGAGATATTGCTAGATGAAATTATTCAAACAGTTCAAGCGGGTCAATTTCCATATCGAAGTATTATTTTTGATAGTGCAACAGCCCTGGAGCGTGAAATTCATCAGAGTGTAATTGAAATGGATGGTGCAGCTGCTAAAAAAGCTATCACTATGGAAAGTGCTCTTGGTGGGTATGGAAAGGCGTATACATACGCCAATGAAATATTCGGTCGCTTTTTAAAAAAATGTGATTGGTTAGCTGTTCATGGTGGGATAAATATTATTTTAACATGCCATGTATTTGCAGCGAAATTAATTGACCCCAACTCGGGTGAATTTGATTGTTGGGATTTATTATTACACAGCCCTAAAAATCAAAAGACTTATGGAAAACGTGAAATGATTACCCAGTGGGCGGATATCATTGGTTTTCTTTATGAACCTATGTTTGTCACGAAAGGAGAAAATATCAATAAAGGCATGAGCGCGAACAAAGGTCGTGTTCTGGGTCTTAGTAGAACTCCTTCTTATGTAGCTGGAAATCGTTTTGGCTACGAAGGCGAGGTATCCATTCCGAAGGTAGACGGCTGGAACCATTTTGCAAACGCAATCTATCAAACTTCAGGTATTAATTTTTTTAACTGTTAGGAGAACAAAATGTCAGCACTTAATTTTGACGCTACACAAGTAGAGCCCAGTTCAGGACAACCGGATCCAATTCCATCCGGTTGGTACAACGTAGCAATTGACGAATCTGAAATGAAACCGACAAAAGACGAGCAAGGATCCTACCTTGAATTGCGCTTTAATGTTTTGGACGGACAATATGCAAATCGAAAAGTTTACGCTCGTTTAAATTTACGAAATATCAGCCCAGTAGCTCAAGAAATTGCCTACGGTGAACTTTCTGCCGTTTGTCATGCTGTTGGTATTATGCAAGTTCAAGATAGTCAGCAGTTGCACAACATTCCCTTAAAGATCAAGGTCAAGGTGACAGCAGCTACGGTAAAATACGAAGCCGGTAATGATATCAAGAGTTTTAAAAATATCAATGAGCAGGTTGATACTAATTCTGTTGCTCAACCGCCAGTTCAACCGCCAGTTCAACCGCCAGTTCAACCGCCAGTTCAACCGCCAGTTCAACCGCC